AACGTCGACAGCGTTGAAAGTCGATACCTCTCGTTGCTCATCAACACCACCGAAAACTTTATTGCAGTGCCTGCAGTTGCGTAGATCGTGTGCAAAATAAACTGGCCAGACGTCATGTCAAAAATAAAGCCGCCAGTGGTTGTGCCGTTGTCATAAAACCCCACGTACTTCATGTCGTGGTGGTACGCATGGATCGAAGATGGTCGGAACGTCGACTGCCATTGAGCCCGGGTAAAGAATTTATCCGTAAGCACCCTAGAGCCGCCAGAGCTCAGCATAACAAGGCCGTCAGGACTTGCATAAAGCACTGCTCCGCCGTGACTGACAATGCTGCGCTTGGATGCACAGGACTGCTCCAGATCGGACTTAACGACCACCATAGAGTCTGGGTGGCTACCTTGGATGAAATAGGGCGTACCAGTTGTCAGAACCGCAAGTGTTGTGTCCATGCGGCCAAGGCCCACTACGGGAAAATCCACAGTCTGGTTGTACCCAATAGGCCATGCGTGCGGATGGTAGGGGTCACAGAAGTAAACGTCCCGGCCAGTAAACCCAGCCATGATGCCGTTAGGCATGTTAATCAATCCACGCAGCGTGTCTGGTGGTGTGAGCCATGTCAGGCTAGGCAGCTCTTCACCAAGGGACTCAGCCTTCACGTTGTCGGTAAATGAGTTTTGAGAGAGCGGCAACTCCCCCACAAACAGGTATATGCCAGCTACAGCACGATACAACCGCCAGTGCGTTGCCAAATACCCTGTGGGCACGGAGTTCCTACCGGAGATGGCCACTGTCTGCTCTACGCGCACGTCAACAGAAACAGACGCAGGAGCTGGCGCAGACTCAAACTCAAACCCAGCTTCTTTGTTGACCCATGTCCACGTATACACACGAGTCTCAGGAACTGCAGGAATGTCCGTAACGCCTGATGCGTTGATTGAGGAGTACTGAATAGTGGTCGGGTAATCCCCGCCACGCAGACGGATAGTCGCAGAGGTGCCGGTAGCCGTTGTAGACACAACTGCAATGGGGTCAACAAGGCCGTACACCTCCGTACTGCCGCCGTAACCGTCAATGACATTCAAGTTGTCTACTGTGTACACGGCAGGCACTGCAATAAAGTTTTCGGTGGTGTTGATGAGCACCGAGAGGTATCGACTTTCAACGCTGTCGACGTTAGCTTGCGTTACGATGACTTTGCCCGGAGCTGGTGATTCCGAGCCTATAGAAGTTTTAGTAAATACCTCAACACCACCAACAGTTCGTTGGTACGTGATGGAGCCAGAAGCACCTGTCCCAGCTGAACCGGGTGTGATGACTACGCAAGAGCCATATGTTGTTGCGACAAGTTCTCCAGACATGCGAGAGTTTAAAAATGTTGTCAGCGTAGCTGCCGTTAGAGTAACCGACGTAACGGCGTTGACGTGCAAACCGCTGTTGCTTGCCAACAAAATTGTGTCCCCAGCATCAATAGAGCCGATTTCAGTATCGTCAATAACCAAGAAAGCGCTTGTGTTGGCAGTACCAGTACCCTGCACGTCAAGGCCAGAATATGTAAACGTGCCGCTTGTGTTTGCGGTTGTACCTGTACGGAACCGCACATAGAGCTTAGCGCTGTCACCTGTCGCATCGCTGGTGACTTTGACCCCAGTGCCCTGAACCACAGCGGCAATACCAGCAGCAGCGTTCATTGCAGAAGCAACAGAGCTGGCAGTAATCGGGCTGGTCAAGGTAACGGTTGTGTAGTCACCGTCAGCGGTGCCTACGATGCTGAACTGGACGCCGTATGTCGTAGTCAACTGCCCGATCATTGTGGCCGTCAAGATTACTTCCGCAGCAGAAGTCGTAGGCGTAAACGTCGAGGGGGTGGCTGTTAGCGCTTGTGTGGGAGCAGCTTGCCCTAGAAGGCGAGACGTGAATGGGTAGTTAGCGCCCGCCAACGCAATCTGCGCGTACGTGGCCTTCGGAGCGCCGTCACCCGTGTAGAACGTCCACTCGGAGGTATCACCAGATACTTGGCTACGGCACACGTCAACGTCAGATGTCCAGTGAAACCAGTACTGCGAGTCAGACACCGAGTCTTGGCCGAACCGGTAGATGGTTTGAGGAACACCTGTCTTGGTCAGCGTGTGTACGGCAGCGCCTACGTTTGACAGCGACTGCAAAGACCCGTTAAATACCGAAGCATTAAGCGCAGTCTGAGCGCCAGAGTCCGGCAAATAGCGCGGCGGCGTCTTGGGCGAGATGCCACCAAAAGACTTGATCGGGATAACGGCCATGGTAGTTTCTTTAAGCGGTTAAGACGTTGAGGGCGGTGTTGATGTGCGCGACCCTGTCTGCAAGCCCAATTACACCACCGTTGATCTTCTTTGTCATCCCTGTGAAGTCTTTGGCATCGGCTTCCTTGTTCAACCCGCGTTTGTTCCAGTACCAAGCAGCAGTCAAGGCGGCGTAGGCCTGAGTTAGAACCAAGTCAGGGTTGGCTACAAAATCCACCCCCAAGGCATCAGAGGCAAGGCGGTAGTTGTCTTTGCCAGTCAACTGGATCAGACCACGGCCACGGAACTTCCAGCCGTCACCAATCTCGGTGTTGCCCATTCGGCCAGAGTAGACCTTGTTGGCGATCTTCTCTGGGTTGCGGTGGAACGGCTGCGCATCCGCTTCAGATGCAAAACGGCTTGGCCAAGTGGCGTGTAAACCCTTGGCGCTGTAGTTCAGGTTCTCTTGCAGAGTCTTGAAGTTTCCTGACTCATGAGCGCACTGACCGATAAACGCAGCTTGGCGCTCGGGGGTGTTGATGTCGAACCGGATAAAAGCCGCCGTCAATGGCTCCAGCCAAGACGGGTCGATGTGCATTTCCTTAAGTTGGTCTTCGGTCATTTGACTGGTCCTGTCCTAGAAAGAATGTCGGTCTTGGCCTGCGATCCAGCAGAAGAGCCAAAGTAGTAGGCGATGATGCCCGTCCACGCCGTGCCAAGAGAGCCAAGCATCATGAGAATGGCGGGATTGCTGCTGTCAATCTGGTTGAAGAACATCATCACCATGATGCCAAAGAAGCCGAGGGTCACAGCACCAGCCAGCAATGGCGGCATCAGGCTGCGGGTGGTGGCTTGCATCTCCCGAGCTGACTTTCGGTCTTCGACTTCCAATTTCTCAAAGTTGAGCCCCAGCTCTTGCGCCTGCTTCTGGAGTTCAATCTCAGCAATCTTGACCTGAGCAATTTGTTCAGCCGTTAACTTGTTGTTGGAGATCATGTCCCCTACTTTGTCTGGGTCAACGCCAATGGCTTTTGAGATGGCTGAGACAGCCATGCCAGCCAAAGGCCCCCCCAGCGCAGTAGCAATGGTCGGTGCGATTTGTTTAAGCCAATCCATTTAATTACCCCTTTTTGTCAACATGGCGCTGGCGATCTCCAGCATGAATTTTGTCTGCTCAAGGTCTTTTGGTTGCTCTGCCCATCCCACCGTGATCTGGCCGACAAAACGATGTGAGTCTGGTGGAACACTGATTCGGCAAGTGTACGTTACACCCTTCTCAAGATACCACAAGCCCACTTCGGACTGCGCGTAGCGGTAGTCCCCACAAGGAATTTCATTGGTCATCAGCTTAACCACGTCTGCGTTGTTCGCCGTATTTTGACTAAATAACCCAACGTCAATATCCTCAATTGTCTTGTCGCGCCCGTCCTTGGTGTAGGCTTTATACAACACTCGGCTGTTGAACAGCGGATTTACTCTGAAGACTGCCACTACCGTGGCCCCTGTCTTCTTGAGCAGCATGGAGCTTGCATCGTCTGCTCGGGAGGTGTTTATCTCGGGCAGCTTCTTGGACTCTTTGTACGCATCGAACATGAACTCTTGATGCTGCCACATGAAGTACCCTGCAAACGCCACAACACCCATGACAAGGATAGCAAACAGCTTAAACGGGCTGTCCACGTACCCGAGCACTTTGTCTAGGGTTGTGTTGGCGTTGAGTTTATCGTCGCTCATTTTTTGATGTAGAGCATGTAAATGATGATGCCGTAGATCAACATGACAGCCAAAATGACTGTGGAAATGCCAATGGCAAAATACTCAATCAATTGCTCCGTCTTGGCTTTACGGGCCCTGATGGCTTTGATCTCTGCCTCTTTTTCTTCTCTGCGTCTACGAGCAGCAGCAGCTTGAAACTTTTGCCAGTCTTGCCACATGCCCGGGCGGCCTGCGTAAATCATGCGCTCACGCAACTCAACTTCTTGGGCGTTCAGTTTTTCAAGAGCGAAGAACTCCTCGATGTCAGCGCGGTTGCCTTTTTCTTTGACCTTCTGTTGTATCTTGGCTTTATTGTCAAAATAGTCAAAGACCCGTGAGCCAAGGTCGGACAAATCCTTACCGTTGGCCAGCGCACCCTTTATCACAGCAAAAGCCGCGTTCGCAGCCGCAAGTTCTGCGAGCATTTACAGCCTCCATACAAACGGCGCGATTATGCTTGAACACCAGACAACGAACCCGACAAGAAGGGCCGCTGCTATGAAGCTAACGGCCCAGTCTTTCATTTTAGTATCCACATAGCAGAGAAGATAGTGCCCGCCATTGACAGGATCATGACACCCGCAGTTTGGATCATGATTGTTTCGATGCGTTTTAAACGGGCGTTGATTTGCTCATAGCGAATGCTGCAAACTTCTTCGTGCGTCGAGAGCCGCGCATCGGTTTTGTCAATCGTTGTCATGGTACTGCTTCGGGTGTAATGGTGTTGGTAGTTGTCGTAGTGTTGGTGCTAGTTACGACAGTTGGAACAGAAGTATTGTCAGTGATATCGCTACCAGCAACGCGACCAGAGTTACCAGAGTTGCTTCCACTGTTTGCTCCTATGCTGTATGAACCAGCGCCAATTACGCCGTTGCCACCGATTGTAGTGACATTGGCTGCGGGTGCTTGAATCTTGCTGGCAATTCCCACAAAAGCATTGTTGGTGCTGACAGCCACGGCTGTTGAATTGTCAGACTGGCGCATGCCCAAGGAGGTCTGTTTGTTGATGGTGTACACCTGACCGAATGTCGGCAGCAACAGGCCAGTCCACTGCAGGGCATAGTCAGCCCAGCTCTTGGGTGCATTGATCTGCGTGTTCTGTTGTGCGCTGCCCATTTGCAGGGACATCACCGCTGCGACCTTGGCAGTGGTGTCACCCATCTTTGCAATGTCAGCAAGGGCTTGGTAACGGGCTGTCTGAGCCGCTGCTTGGGCTTTGTGAGCGTCAGCATAGGCTTGGTACTGTCCAGTGGCGCAGCCTGTCAGGGACAGCACTGCAATGATGGGTGCGATCAGTTTCATGGTTCGTCCTAAAGTTACGGTGTTGTTGATGCCCAAGGCAGTGGTGGTTGAATTACAGGAGGGTTAACTTGATTGGCAATCTGCTGGTCAATGTTGGCCTCGGTTGCGTCTTTGTCCACACCAGAAGACCAGCACCAGCCAAGCACTTGCTCTTGCGTCAGATCAGCGTAGGGAGTAAATGGGTCACCGGGTTGGCTGAATGAGCAAGTGTTGTAAACAGTACCATCAAAGATACCGTCTTGACCGTTTGTGCCATTGCAGCGCCAGTACGCCGTAATAACAACATCGGTCAAGCTGCCCTCTTGTGGCTTGCAATCCATTGCTTCAATAATCCAAGTGTATGTATTCATAATGTTTCCTTTATGCTGTTGGAGGTGTTGCACCGCTGGTGATTGTCATGTTGTTGTCGTAGAAGACGTATTTGGTTCCTGTCATCCTAAACCACTGTTTAGTAAAGCCGCCAGCGCCAGCGGAACCCATATTTGAATACGATCCTCCGGTATTCCCTGAACCAAGGTTTGTCATTGGGAATGTGGCATGTCTTGCGACATCATTGGTATAGGAACTAATGACGTTAACAATTGAACCAATTGCTTCCCCTGCGTTATTTGGAAACCGTATGTCAATATGTGATGGGCCATTTGTTCCACCATCACTCAACCGCCAATCAAATGGAGTGTAATTGCTGTAAACATACGCTCCTAGGAGTTCAACGTCTAAAATGCCGCCACCTCCAAAACCTCCAGCGGTAGTTTTGGAAAATTTGACGCGAAACAGAATGTGCTGGCCCGGTATGCTAAATGTAAAATCAACCATCTGGCCTTGGTTTGTTGCAGATAGCGTACACAAGCGAATCCAGTTAGTACTGTTTGGCGTAAAACTGTTGCTCTGGTTATAAGCTGTAAGGTACTGACCACCTGCGGTAGACAGCCTGCCTAAATAATCAATACGGAGGCGTTCGCTAAGAGTGTTTTCCCCTGTGCTGAAAATTAGGTTACCGTGGAATGGGCTACCCGAGTCAACAACACTGTGAATTTGCGCTCTGACAGTGGTGTTGCTAAAGAACCTCAAATACCCACAGGTGTTGCCGCCGGATGGGTTGCTGTTCCACAGCGTAAGGACTGGCCCATCTGTAGTTGCGCTAGCCTTTTGGATTGTCAGATTGCCGTTTGTGGTTGTAGGTGTCCCAATCCCCACGTCACCAGCGTTACTAATCCGCATTCGCTCGGAGCCACCAACCTGACTAAAGACCATATCAGGAGTAGCGGAGTTGGTTGCGCCAATGTAATACAAACCACCCGATGAGTTATATCTAATTCCCAAAGCAAAAGTTTCGCTATTTGCCGTTAAATCAGTTCTTCCACCTGAGACATGAAGTTTTGATGTTGGCGAACTTGTACCAATACCTACGTTGCCAGCCGTATCAATGAGAAGTCGAACAGCAGTCGCAGTTCCGTCATAGAAGTACAAACTGTTTCCCACGCCACCTACAGTGTTACCTGCAACAGCAATTTCATATGACTTGCCTGATGCGCCAGTATTACGAAGTCGCAATACGGAATATGAAGCGGCGCTTGTTGCAGTAATAATAGACGTTGTGCCAGTACCAGAAATTTCTAATGGAGCTGCTGGAAAACTTGTCCCAATCCCTACGTTGCCAGCATTGGTAAGGGTCATTTTGACAGAGCCAACCGTGTAAGCATCATTGACGGCTTCAAATGACAATGATCCGTCACCTTGCCCACCAAGTCGCCATGTTTTTAGGTCAGTGCCAGAATTGCCGTTGTACAGTTGCAAATATGGGGTTATGGCTGAAGCAGCAGCAGTCCTTGCAGTTACACCAGCATTTGCGGCAAATGTAGAGTTGGGAAGTGTTGCTATAGGCCCGACTGTCACATTACCCGAGTTATCAATCCTGACTCGCTCACTGCCTCCTGTGTAGAAGGCCATAGGCAGGTATGCGGCTGTGCCAACTGCATTGCTGGAAATGCGGAAGTCGGTGTTTTTGATTAGCGCTACGTTTCCAGAAACATAGTTTGTCCCTGTTGTGTAAGCACTGTCCGCAACAACAAGTTGAGCCGCGCCGTTTCCAGTTAGTGTTGTCCCGTTTTCAACAGCAACAATGTTAGTTTGCGTATTGCTTGAACTGGACTGAAAGAATATGCGTGTATCAACTGTGCCAGAGCCAAAGTTGCCAGTGATGCGGCGGGATGATCCGGTAATTGCCAAGTTGCCGTTGACATCAAGTAATTCCGTAGGCGAAATCGTCCCAATTCCCACGTTACCAGACGTTTGAATCCTGACTCGCTCACTGCCTCCTGTGTAGAAGATCATGGGCAGATATGCGCCTGTGCCACCTTTATTGCCAGAAAAAGCATACTGCGTATCGCTACAAAAAATATCTAAAAACGAATTATTTACCGTATCAGATGAGTTGTATAAAATTAAGTCAGAACGAACTTCTGTTCCGTTTGGCAGCAGCCCAATGCTTGTCCTTCCATTTACTGTACTTGTCTGAAAAGCCACCCGATTGGCAACAGTCGCATTGCTGAAGTCGCCAGTGATGCGGTTGCCAGTGCCTGTGAACTGCAAATTGTTTGGAAGCTGCAAATTGTTTGTAAGCTGCAAAACACCACTTGCTGTAAGCGTCATTCGTGTGGCAAATCCAATTCCAGCACCAGCCGATCCAGAATTTGCACCTTGCCATAAGTGATCCCCGTTGGTACGGTCAAGGTAATATCTAGTTGCAAAACCTGTTCCTTGGTATTTCCAGCCACTTTGGTAATACGCATTACATGCGAAAATAAATTCCCTTTGCCCAAAAAGAGCAGCCGATTCCATTTCAATAGATGGAATATCGGACGGACTTGGTGCTACTACATTACCAACAAGAAAATTGCCGTTAAGAAAAGCCAGCGTTGACCCCGTGGTCAAGACTTTGCTACCGTTCAGGAAGGCCACACCATTAGCTGTGCCGCCGTTTAATGTGACCGTGCTAGAGGTGGTCAGCGTAGTGAACGCGCCTGTGGTGGCTGTTGTAGCGCCCACAGTGCCGTTGATGTTGATGGAAGCTGTGCCAGTAAGGTTTGTCACTGTGCCGCTTGATGGCGTACCGAGAGCAGGAGTAACAAAAGTGGGGCTGGTAGCAAACACCAGCGCACCAGAGCCTGTCTTGTCAGACACCGCAGTAGCCATTTGAGCTGAAGTCGCTACAAACGTGTTGCTGCTTAGGTTGATGGTTTTGTTGGTCAGCGTTGCCGTCGTACCGGCCTCCAGCTTATCTGTGTTCAGATTGCTGAAGTTATCATCCAACTCCGCGTTGGTGAGGGGTACGCCTTTTACAAGACGAAGAACAATGGTCGACATAAATCAAGCTCCAACAAGAACACAGGGCCGCAAAGCGGTAGATTTACGCCACCGTAATGGTCCAAGTGATAACCATAGAATCTCCAACGTCTTTAGTCACGACGCCGAACACAGTGCGGCACAGCAACGTACCACCAGAGCTGTTGTTTAGGATACCGGCTTCCGTCACTGCTCCAGTGCCTGTACCAGCCCCAAAGGTGGCCACATATTGGACTGTGTTTGTAGACACTGTAGTAGAGGTCAGCGAAACCCGACCAAGCTCACTACCCAACGTGGTGTTACCCGCAGCCGCAGCCGTAGTCCCCGAGCCGATGGCCATGTGGCTCATAGCGCCGAGTGTGGTGTCTTTCATTCGGCTGACAATGTAGTTCAAGCCGGTGGTGACCACCAAGTTTTTGATTTCTGTGTGCTCCACGCTACCGTCGGCCCGTGCGATGCTGATGTTTACGTTGCCAGTGGCTTTGAGAGATTCAATAGTTTGCACGGTGCTGCTCCTTAAAAGCTGAGTGAGGTGCCCACATAGTCTTGGGCAAAATAACTGATGTCTGCGTAGTCTGTCATCCGCAGCGATCCAGCATCAGCAGCATCGGCGGCGTCCAAAATGTTTTTGCCTGCCAGAACCACGACTGAATCAGCGTTGACGGCACCTGACGCAAGCGCTTTGCTTGCGGTCAATAATACTACATCCGACGGTGAAAAGCTATCTGCACGGCTTGTCGTGAAAAAGCGGGAAAAAACTTCGTCGACGGTAGCATGGCTGATAAGACTCTTTGTAAAAAATATGGTCTGGTCGTCTGTGGAGTCCAACAGTTCGGACAGGTTCTTGCCAAAATCCTTGGCTGGGCTGCCGTCCCACGCGTAATCCTGCGCAAAGTAGGTAGGGTCCACGTAAGTCTGTCCAAACGCTGGTCCTTCAAGTGAATACGCGACGTCAAATAGCCCCTTTTGCGGCGTCACAATAGTCACATCCGTGCTTGTCAACAGCTCGGTAGCAGGGGCACGCACAAAAGTCTTAGCCGCCGCGTCCGCCGTGCTGGGTGCGTCGCTTAAAGATTTTAAAGAGCTCAACGCTGCAGCATCGACAGCACTCGCCGCGTCCGACACGGGTTTTGCAACCTCTTTGTTGGCTACGTCAAGGGTAGTAGCCAAGTCGCCAAACACCTTGCTGATGGCCCGGATAAGCGCTTCGCTAGTCACGGCCTGATCGGTCAGGTAAATGTACCGCACAAACTCGCCGACGATGGTGTCTGCCTTCAACAAGATCGCCGCTACAGAAGCGTCAAAAACTGACGCGTAGGTTTGCGTCTGTAGCTCAACATACGAGGCTATGGCTTGTAAGAGATCGGCCTGAGTAGCCGCATCTAGTTTTACTGCAGCTGTGTCAGCTTTTAGCCTGATCTCACTTGCCAGAGCCTGTAGTTCTACGACTGAGGCACGGATCGGCATTAGAAGTCCTCACGCAGCTTGAACTTCAGCAAGTCGTACACAGTCTGAATGCCGCCGCCAGCTGGGAACGTGACCTCAATCTCGCCCTCGTAGTCCCCGGCTGGAACGCTAAGGGTGGTTGCATTCCACTGAAACACCACAATGCCAGCAGCGCCGCTGGTGACGGTTCCACTCAAAGTATCCAGCAGCGTAGTAGCACCGGAAGCCCTGAACTTCAGCACGCAGGTTGCTCCAGTGATGTCAATTACCGCGCCAGTGATTTCGTCAGTCAGGGTGCATTGCAATTGCGGGCGTGTGTCGCCTTGTACCAGTTTGATTTTTTCAGTCATGGCTATTCCTTATGCAGCGCGACGCGGGTTGCCAAGCGGAGATGGGCTGACTCCACCAGTGGTGGTGAGTTCAACACCCAGCGCAGCGCCAAATGCGGCGAAGTGAGCTTGAGCGCGGGCTGCGTTGCCCTGCTGCTCAGTGTCCTTGGCATACGCACGGTACATGACGTAGTCGCAGAGCGAGTTTGCAAACGTATCAGGCAGGCTGATGTTCCCAGACACCGATGTGTATGTAGTACCCCCAGCAGGCTCAGTAATGTCTGTAGGCAGCGCGGCGTACACCATGTTGAGCTGCGCTAACACGGTGGCTGGTGGGTATACGTAGAACACCGTGCGGTCAAGCGGGTCATACATGTAGTGCTTAATGTTTACTGCGGTTGACTCGTTTTGCCAGTTGGGCACCTGATGGTCCAGCAAGTTGCGGTTGACCAGTCGTATTGCCTGTTTAGAGCTGGTAGCAGCCAAGTTTCGGTTGATCTCGATTAGCCTAGCAGCTGCTGTAGGTAGCGTCTGCTTAGCCCCCGCAACACATGTAAACGTGACGTTGGTAGCCGTTGCATCGGGGCGGTACACGACTGTTTCGCGCTGGCCGTCGTTCAGGTACCTGACAAGTTCAGCGGTGCTCCAGCGCACAGCGCTCAAGTCTTGAAGCGTCTCCGCAGCGCGGCGGATCACGGATTGTGCTGGTGTAGTCATGGCTTACCTCAAGCGATGGGACGCTGTTTTACGCGCATAGACCCACGCACTCGGCCATAGTTGCCCTCAATGCGAGCGTTGTGCGTGGCGCGTGCGGCGGAGGCACGCATCATCATTGCTTTGTTGGGGTCTGAAAATGGCTGGTCTGGGATGGCCAGAATGCGGGCCATGGCACCATCAACGATGGGGTCAGTCCAGTAGTCAACCAGATCGTTTTCGACCTGCGTCGCAGCTTTGGTGGGGCGCAGCGCCACGCGCACGCGCACTGCGTAGACTTTGTCTGGAACCGGGTAAAGCTGGAACAGCAGCTCAGCGTCATTGCGTGTCGTAAAGAACGCTGTGGGAATGGCGTCAGCGTCAGGCGGGTACCCGCGAGACTCAGCCAGCTCGGCGTAAATTTCTTGGTCGCCCACTTTGACGAGAAGGATTCGGGTCAGCTCTTGCTGAGTTGGCATATCAAGCTCGTAAGAGGCTCGGCCAATAATGGTGTTAAACACGTCAAGGTCGTGCCTGATTACCTGAGACGCTTCGCAAAAAGCGATAGCGGAGTCCAGCAGCGCCTGCTGAGCCAATGGCTCAGAGCATCCCGGCACGTAGGGGATTAGGCGTGAGAAGAATTCGCTGATCGCTTTCATGGACGTCCTTACTCGACATCAAGCTGGATGTCAGCGGATTCTACAGCAGCAGGGGCTTCTTGGGTAGGCGCTTCTTCCGCCACTGGCTCTGCTACCTTCTTGGCACGTTTGGGCTTGGCTTCCTCAGCGGCGGCGTTGGAGTGCGCGTTAGCCAGCTCTTGGCCTTCGTCTGTGTACACCCAGTCGTTGCCGTTCATGCGGGCAAGAATTACGATTTTTCCACCAACCGTAGCGCGGGCTTTGTTGGACAGAATTTCACCGCCAAGGCGGTCAAGAAGGTCAAGTACGTTCATTCAATTCTCCGTAAAGTAAAAGGGGCTCCGAAGAGCCCCTTTATTGTGCCACCGATTAGGCGCTGAGAACAGCGCCCCAGTTTTCACTGCCCAAGCTGATATAAGCCCCGGACATGTTAGCGGCCAAAGCCTTAGCAGCATTTGCAGAACCGTTGTTGATCTTGCCACCAGTGGCAGGATACACGTTAAGCGATGCGGCAGAACTATTAACGATGTAGACCACATCGCCGACAGGACGCTCAGTAGGCAACAAAACGCCATCGGCAGCAGTGCCGGTCGTGACAAAATTAACAGCACCAGTCAGTGCAGTAGCACCGGCCTGAGTCTGAGTTGTACCAGCGGTAGCCGTAGCGTACCCGCCAATGCTACGAGAAAATTGAGTAGACATAAAAATCTCCAAAGAATGAGGGAATAGAAAGGGCCCCCGGAGGGGCCCAGTTCATCAGCTGGCGGAGCCGACGATAGCAGTCACCAAGGCTTCTGGCTTGACAGTCTTGCGACCATACACAGCCAAACCACGGACGATATCGCCGAAGTCAGTCTGGTTACGCAGAGGCTCAGTCTTGTTCACGGTCATGGCGAAAGACATTGCTGCCTTGGTACCAGCGACCATCAAACGACGGGCCTTAGCACTAGCTACAGCACCACCAGTGGCGGGGTCTGTCAAACCAGCAACCAATGCCTTGCCAGCAGCGCCGCGAGGCAGCAAGTTGGACACGTACACAGTGAAGCGGTCCAGCATACCGATCTTGCCGCTACGAATGGTCGACTGAGCGTCGCCAGTGAAGTAGGCTTGAGCGATGTTGGATTGCATCAGCAGATGACGGTCGAAGGGGCTGATAATTAACCAGCGACCGTCTTCAGGCACGTTCTGCTCGTCCAGCACTGTAGACATGCGCAGGATACCCTTCAGCACGTTCTCGGGAGTGGCTTGGTCGATAGGAGTTACGTCTGTGCCCAAGTTGTAGGCAGCAGAGATAGCACCAGCAGTAGCGCCTTCGTTGGCGGCAACAGGGCCTTCGGTCACGATGTTGTTGAAGAACACTTCGTTTTCAATCGAAATCTTCAACTGCTTGGCAGCGTCTTCGGTGAACATGTTCATCAGGTTCATGTCGGACTGATAAGACAGCACATCGTTGACTTGCACGCCGAAGTACTTGCCCTTGTTCACTTGCATATCTTGGAAGATAGGAGTGGGGACTTCGTACGACAAGTTCTGGCCAACAGTGTAGTCAGAGATGCTGATCGAAGGGGCCAGACGAATACGGATGGTATCGCCTTGGTTCTTCAACTCGCCTTCGTAATCGGTGTTAGCGATTTCAGACAACATGGTGTTCTGGTAGAACTTGGCCAGCAATTTGCCGGACCACAGGGTGGGGATGAATGCGCCGGAGTACGAGGGGTTCGTGTTAAACGGCGATTGGACGGGATAAACTGCAGCCATGATGGCCTCCTAAAAATAACAGGTTGGGTTCAACGCTGTGTCACTGGTCACGCGGTTACGCGACCTTCCATGAACGCAGCATCAATTTCAGCTTCAAGTTTCTTTGCCGCGTCGAGTTGCCCTTTGGTCCCCAAGTCTGCTGCCTTACGGAACATTTTTTCGATGTCCGAGTTGGTGTAGACCTTACCTTTTTGAGAGGTAGGTGGGGCGCTTGTGGCACCACGATTCGGCTGAAGTTGACGCTCAAGCTCATCGGTCTTGTCGGCTTTTTGCTCTACGGGTGCAACGGTCTGTTTGAACATCGCCACGTAGTGTGCAACACCTTCAGCATCGCCTCGGTTAAACGCTTGTTGTGCAACAGAAGATCGGGGGGCTCGGAGCAGCGGGTCCACTTCGTTGAGCCAAGCAATCCACTTGGGATTAGCATTGACTGCTTCAAAGTCCGGCACCATACGGTACAGGCGCTGCTCAAAACTTGCTTCAGACACTTGGGTGCCGGTACTGGTCAGCTGCTCGCGCAACTTCTCATTCTCGACTCTCATGGCGTCTAGCTCGCCTCGAAACTCTGATGCCACTTCGCGGGCAACTTTGCGTTGGACTTCAATCAAGTCCTGACCAAATGCTTCAACATCAGCATCAGTCACCAACTTCGTAGCAGCTGCGGGCTTAGCAGGCTCAACTGGCTTGGTCTCAGAGGCTTTGCGGAGGCTATCCACTTGGCCCTTGAGCTCTCGCAAGTCTGCGTGCAAGCGAGGCACTTCAGCGTCGTACATGCCCTTGAGGGTTTTGTACTTCTGCTGCCATGTCTCTTCCGCGACTACTGGCTCGGTTGGCGTCGGCGTTGGCTCAACAGGTTTGGGCTCAGCTTGCTGAGGCTGTGGGTCTTGGGGAGGCTCTGCTTGCGTTGGTTCAGGGTCTGCGGGTGCAGGATTCTGGCCCTCTGCTAGCTGCTTTTCCAGTGCTTCCAGTTCTCGTAACTGCGCTTCTACTTGTTTTGGCAATGCCATTTCAATTTCCTTTTAGCTCCAACTCTGCTTCAGGCTCCTACTGCGGTCTGCCGTTCACATAATGGTTTGCTCGGACTACAAAAATCGGATCATTTGATCCGGTCGAAGACCTCTGACGATTTTTCAACCGCTTCGAGGAAATCTGTTAAGACCTGAGCCTGACCTTGGAGGCGGTACAGTCGGTGCGGTTCTTCTGCCTGCATCAAGGAGACCTTGGTCTCCTCTAGCTTGGTCCGGAACAGCGCCAGTAGCGCCTCGTTTTCTTGCAGCTTGCAGCGGATTAGTGCTTGCATGTGCTGCCGATCAGGCTTTTGGCCTATAAAAATCTTCATGTGTGGATTCTATACAACAAATTCACAAAAAGTCAAACTCCGTTAGGGCGGCTTACCATTGTCGCCCCTTCCCTGCCCCCTACCTGAGACCCGTCAGGCAGCATATTCTTTGGCGCTGGGCCCTGAGTCATGCCCGGTGCGCCCGGTGCGCCGCCCTGCATTTCGCCCATGATCATGGCCAGTTGCTCTTGGAGCTGAGCGTTTTGCTGCTGCAGATTCTGCATGGCTGTCAGTGTCGGACGGTCTGGGACGATCCGGTTGACGTTGCCGCTCAGGTTGCGAGCCTGCTCGCGCAGGAGCTCCGCCGCGCCATCCATGCCAACAATTTGCTGAGCCACCGGGCTGTTGAGCACCAGAGTCAGGAACTCGTTGCGACGGATCGCTTCGGCTTCTTTGACCACCAAGCTGGTAGCGCCCTTGGCCACGGTCTTGACGTCGCCGATCAGGTCTGGGTCTTTGCTGTAGCGCAGGTTGTCTTGGTACAGGCGCTCGATTGACGGCACGATGACATTGCGGTCAATGTTGCTGATCACCTGCTTGATGCCCTTGCCAGCGTTGCTGATGAGCATGGACAAGCCAGACGACGTACGGCCAGCTCCGGGGGAGCTTTCGCCAGTCATGTAACGAGGGATCATGGTGTCTTCGTCAGCGCGGGCGCTGAACTTCTCGAACACGGACATGAGCTCGTTAGCGTTGCTGTTTGGCTGGAAGAACTGCAGCGGCTGGGAGCCGTCGTTGAACTCAGAGCTCTGGAACTGCCAGATTTTCCAAGGGTACATCTCTGTGATGTCCTCGCCCGGGGGCAGGCGCGACACGTTCACAGCCACCTGTGGGCCAGAGCTGATGCCCATGTTGTTGGCCAAGCTGCGAGCAGCGGCGTTCACCATGTTCTGCGAGTCGCGGCACAAGTCGGCCACACCCTTACCAGCCACAGCGCCCGGTATGCGCTCGTAGGACGTCACGTAGTACGGCTTGCGGCCCAGCGGGTCGTAGTTCAACACAGCGCGAATCACTGTGGAGCCAACCAACCACACCTCGCAGGGGTAGTTCAAGTCTGGATCAGGAATCTCTTTTGCAGACAGACCCCAAGTCAGCAAGTCCTTACCTTGCACGCTGTCCCACATCTGGAGTGCGTCGATCAGGTCGGTCGTGAAGATGGTCTGGGTGGTGTCTTTGCCTTCGGCAGTTGCCTGAGCGCTGTCTGTCCAGAGCCACTCGTTGAGGTTGCCAGACTCGAAGGAGTTGAGCACCGATCGGATGGCGTCGTCGTTGTACCCGGGCACGCCGATCAAGGCCTGCAGGTCTTCACGAGTCATGCGGTGGCGCTCGATGTTAAATCCGTCTTGGATATCCGAGCACCATGGAGCCCAGTAGAACATGAACGGGTCAACCCGCTCCCACTCGTTGCGGATTTCTTCAGACGGCACCAGTTCGCCGTTCTGCCACGCCATGGTCTTGCGCTTGCGCTTGACGGGGCCCTTCATCACAGCGTAGGGGAACGTCACCACGTCGTCCAAGAACGCGTTCAGCGCGTCGGTCCAGCCACCTTCAATGAGCTGGTCTTCCATCTTGAGTTCCATGCGGTCAACGCGGTCGTTGGCCTCTTCGCGCAGTTTGCGCATCGCTGCGTCTTTCATCTGCTGGCGGTCTCGCGCAACTGTGTGGGGTCTGGCATGGCCATACCCTGCTCCATCATGACCTGCAACTGCTGCTGCATGCTGGCCATCAGCTCTTGGATGAGCTCTGGAGGAAGTGTGGGCTCAGGTGTAGCCTCAAGGCTCCATGGCTTGTCAGTGCCAGTGCCCAGCAAGGTATCACGCAACCAGCTCGTTGCAGCTCGGCACTTGACCGATGTCAACTGGATGTAAATCTCCGAACCGCCTTGGCGCTTGATGTCCGCCAGTTTGTCAGGATCGTATTCGCCGTTGCGCTGGCGCAAGCACTGCAGCATGCGCTCCTCGATGGTCCGTTTAGCATCACGAGCAGAGTCCCAGCGTTTGCGTGCATGAGCGGCCAAACCCTGAATAACAGGCTGAGCCTGCAGTTCGGTGTTGCGTTTCTGAGACTCGCGCTCAAGGTCTGAACTGCGAGCGACGGGGATGAGTGCGATGCCTGTTGCCATATTTAAATCCTTGGGATGCCGGGGCCGGGGGCCGCAGCACCGGCTATGTAGATGCCCTCAAACGAAGCTGTGACGTAAAAATTTGTGCCAGACAAGGCAATAGCACGGGCTTCGATGTCTGTTTTTTCTGGTATAGCCAGAGGAATCTCAAAGTCGTAGCCAAAGACATTACTGTTAACCGTGATGTCCGCTGCATTACGAAAAACGCTTCCGAACGGCCTTACCATAAATTTACCCAACACAAACTGCGCTGCATTATTTGACGCCGCAGAGAATGTGCCCCTGTGCAGGTACAGCGTGTAGTTAGCAGGGACTGTCCATATCGCCATATTTGTCTGGTTTTCACCGATGTCTATCTTAGCGTACACAGTGGCCGGAACCCCGGCTGTGACCGTGCCTACGCCAATGTAAATATCGCCTACGGCTGTGCCTCCAGAACCAGCAGTCACAACATAAGCGCGGAACACGCGCAAAAACAGATTGGTCGTATTTACCGCAGTCTGCCCAGTCAGAGTAACCGTCTCATCAATCTCGTTGTAGTTTGCGTCAAGCCCACTAACGTATACCGTACGCGCACCCGTGCCGTTTGCTGTATCCGAAGCGCTGGTGCTGGAGACTTCCATTACGGTCGCTGCCGTAGGGTATACGTATGGAACGCTTTGAGACCATACAGTCTCCAATGATCCGTTTATATCCGAATTGAGCCCAAACTTAAACAGGTGCTTGTGACCAGCAATTTGATTACGTGAGACCTGAAGCTCAAACGGCTCGTTGCTGTCTTCAGAGGTAATTGACGGGTAGAAAAAAGACATGGCTGTCTCCGGTAGTTACCGAGATTGTACCCCTAGAGGGTGGGCGGTCAAGTGTAGGCGTACGCGGACTTCTTTACTTCCCGGCGCGTCTGCTGCAGGCCGAAGCCCCGGATGTTCATGTCGATCACCGCCGAGCCGTACTGCAGAGCGTCGTGGATGTGCGACCACTCGTTCTTGTCCGGCTTGTCTTCCATCTCACCGTTCTTCTTGACTTTATACCTGTAGCCTGAGCGAAACCCTTTGATGAGGTGCGTGCACGACGGGGAAATCAGGAACATGGCCTTGCCCTCCAGCTGCTGGCTGAGCAGGCGCTCCACCGCTGCGATGCGTTTCTCCGGGTCGTTCGTCGGCGGCTTGACGCACTTATACCCTGCATCTTTCAGCGCATCCACCAGCGTCATCTCGTTGAGCTGCTGCTTCATGAACCCCGCTGGGTCTGGGGCGCAGGCGAACGTATGCCCTTGGTAGTGGTTGCCAATGAACGGATTTAGCTTGGTGTTGATGAACGTCTCGATGCCCATGTTCTCCGAGGTGATCTCGTCAAGCACCAGCACCCGCCCGCGTGGGTCTCGCTGCATAAATATGGCCGACGGTGTGCGCCCGAAGTCAATCCCGATGGTGATGGGATAGTCAGCGCTCTGTATGGCCTTGAGCTTCTCCGGCGCAACGTGAAAGTCCGACGTGAACGTCTTGTCGTACACGGGCATGCCGGACAGACTCTTACCCCACTTACCGTGGACGTACACGTCGATCCAGTCCTCGCTCTTGCCCTCGCACAAGTCCTCGTAGTAGTTCGATGGCAAGTGCTGCACCCAGTCCGCCTTGTCACTGAGGCCGCCGGGCTGTATGGTCACGTGCACCTTCTGAGGGTCAGCGTTGGTCAGGTACTGCTCCCAGTGTGCGTCGAGGTCGGGCGGGTTGGTCGCGCCCCAGACTTTCTTCATCTGCACGCCGTTGTCGTCCACGCATCCCTGCACGGGGTTACCCTTCTCGTCTGTGCCCCACTGTGGGCGGTGCGGCACCATCATCCCGTTAGGATACCGACCCAGTCGGCCTGTCAGCGCGTCGAACACGTCCGAGTTGATCTCCCGCACCTCGTCCACCATGGCAAACGACAACTGCAGCGAGAGGAGCCGCCTCACGTCGTTGGCATCATCCAGTCCCCGGAACAGCACGTCGCACTCCACGTCGTCGAACCTGAGAGTGAAGCGCAGCTCCGTGCGGTGGTAGATACCCGCCTGCCCCTCGGGGAACAGGGAGAGAAAGTCTTTGATCGTCGAGTCCAGCAACATCTGACGCGTGTTACGCACCACTGCACAACGAGATCGACGGATGCCATCTGCACAGGCTGCTACCTTGCGGGCCTCAATCGGAATCTTCATGAGAGACGCAGTGGTCTTGGTCGAACCCACCGGCCCAACGATGAAACTCTGGAACTTGTCGCTGAGGATGTACGGGGTGACGCTCGGCACCGGGGTGTAATTGACGCTCATGAAAGTTCCTCGTAACCCCACTGCTTTCCGCAGCCGGGGCAATGGACGCGATCTTGGAGCAGTTGAAATAGTTGGTTGTCACACGCCACGCACGTCCAGCTCTGGGCGTCGGGCGATGGCATCACGTCGAATTTGTTGCGCCCGCGCATGCTCTTGCACTCTGGGCACTCGAACTCGGTGGTGCCGGGCTCCCACACAGCAGTCCATTCGTGGTTGCACCCCATGCAGTACAGCGCACCAGCGATGTGGGGTTCGCGCTCCTTCTTAGCCTTGGTGAAGTCGATCACGTCATTCATACGTAGTCGTCTCCGGCGTATTCGTAATTCTCGTCCTCAATCAATAATATCGGCGTTTTTTGCGAATTTTCTGCAATTTCTGGGGTAATTTGGGGGGCCTCAGCCTCTAAAACCAGTGTTTTTGGGGCCGAATTTGCAGTGCTCGGCAGGTTAATTGTGATCGAAAAACCGGGTCCAGAGGCTTGGTTGAGGTTGTTTTTGGGCTTCAAATCACCCCAATCGACCAAGTTTTCGATCATTTTCGCCCTCGTCGCGGCTGGCACGTCGGGGTCTTTGGCCATGTGGTACGCAACTGGCAGCAAATCTTCGGCCAGCACACGGCTTTTCGCTGCAAAAGAGAACCCGTTCTCCCTGAGCTCAGTCGTGTACGCCTCCAAGTAGCGTTGGTACTGTGGGTTTGCTGCTATTTGATCGTATTCTGTCTGCGTGAGACCTTCCCCTGCAATCACACCATGGATCGGCAACTGGGCCCCCACGTTGTTTCGCGCTATGGACAAAGCAAGTTCACGCAGCAGCTGATCTGAGTTGATTGAGCTGTGCATGTGCGGAATGTAACACGGGAAAAAATTTTTGGGAACGCTTTATGTGGGGGCGGGGTAAAAATAACTGGGCAATTTGTTGGTAGTTTAATGGGTATGGAAAAATTGACCTTGTTATGAGAGTGGCGGATATACACACGGGGGCAGGGGGGTGGGGGGTGGGGGTCCTGTGGGGGACACTACTATCACTCCCATGCCCACCCACTCGGACAGTGCCACTGCCTCACAGCCCCGCCGACTACTATCACCCGCGAGCGTCATTTATTTAATGCGAAACCCACATTTAATGCGAAAACCCAGTATAATCAACCTATGGTTGAAAGAGACCAACAAACATTAACTCACTTACTGGAGATTTTCATGTCACGCAAAGCAAATGTTTTTTCGTTCACTCGCACTCTCGCAGCCAAACGCGCTGAAGTTGCACGCATTCGCAAAGAGGTGGCAAACCTCGCTAACCACTCGGATGCGTTCGCCCCATCGTATGCGATAGCGAATGCAATCGTTGGTTTCGCTGCAACACTGGGGTTTGACAAGCACTTGTGTGCAACACCCAGCGTTTACTCATGGTCACTTGGCGAGGAATTGAACCTTGACGTTAGGTTCGAGGGTAACGTCGATTCCTTGAAGGAAGGCCCGGTTCCAACCATGTGCGAATTCATCATGAGCTTTGGCCTTGAATCAAAGTACACCATTGATTATGCCGAGTCAAACGGTGCGAGTCGCGTGTTCAAATTCGCAGGGAAAGTCGGTAATGTTGACGTCAACGTCCGGTTCGAGGCGAACATCAACGACGGTTCTGAGGCATGCCGAAAAGTGCAAGTCGGTACCGAAATCAAAGAAGTCGCAAAATACGAAATCGTCTGCGCCTAATCCTTAAACCAAAATGCCCCCACTCAGGTGGGGGCTGGAGAAACAAAATGCAAATCATCAAATCAGACCTCAAAACCCTCGTCAATTCCGAAACCCTCGAACCCGTGCGAGTTGGAGACATCGTCACCGATTTCCGGGGTGAGACCTGTACCATCAGCGGCGGTCGCGCACCTGACAAACCATCGAGCACAGGTCGGGTCTGGGTCAACGAATTCTCACAGGAATATTTCCCGGGAGTCTTCAACCTCGAATGGGTCTGACAGCCCAACACAATCAGCCCACTTCGGTGGGCTTTTTTTCGCCCGGAACTATCACTACTATCATCTTCGGCCTCTCGTTTGTAAGGTTCGTGTAAGGTTTCAGTGTGCGACGCCCCACGTCAGAGGGATGGACGGATGGATGGACGGAGGACGAACGGGCCTCGCCGACTACTATCACCCGTGGGCGCTGATCCCGTGGGATTAAGTGGTGGACATACCCGCCAGATGATGTATAATTGACCCATGGCAACGAAGCCATACCCGCCGGGGGGTTTTCCGGGATTACCACTTGGAGATTTTCTCATGACCGCTATCAAAGCCGCTTTTGACGCCGCCGCTCAGGCACCCGCACCCGCCGCCATCGTTGGCCATCGTGACCCCGCCGCCGGGGCATTGATTCTCAAGGCGGGCAAAGCCGCCGCCAGTATGTTCGCAGCATGCAAAGAGGCCGCCGCTATAGCCGCCGCTCAACTTAACCCCGCCTTGCCAATCGGCGAACGCCTCGAAACTGTAGTGGCATTGTATGCCGCCGATTTTGCAACCGCCGGACATAATGTAAAAGCACTGTTCAAGGATGCACTGACTTTGCACGCATGCGGCCAAACCCCGGTGACCGTGACCGTGACCGACAAGGCGGGCAAAAAAGTTGAACAACATATTACGGCCAAAGCTGCCCTCACAATGCCAAAGCATGCGCTCAAGGATGCGGTCAAGCAGGCCCGGGAGGCGAACGGGCTTGGCCGCAAATCAGGGGGAGGCCGCAAACCCGCCGCCGCGAAAATGCCCGCCGCCGCACCCGCGCCTGACATGACTGTGACCGCCGGGGAAATTGACGGGTTTACCGCATGGCTTGAGAATTTTGAGGCTTATTTCACGGACGTGATTTATCACCAGAAAATTGTAGCCCGTGCGATTGAATGCGGGTACGTCATCAGCAAAGCCACAAAAGGCAAAATTGTGAAGGGCGCCGCCAGCGCCTAACCCATGGGGCTCAGGCCCCATCCAAGCCCCCGCAAGGGGGCTTTTTTTCGCCCGGAACTATCACTACTATCACGTCCGCCAGCACCATCTACTATCACGTGACTACTATCACGCGAGCGTGGTTTTTGCGCAACGCGTGATCCCATGGGATTAGCGACGAACGACGGATGGGCGACGACGGATGAGCAACGACGGATGACGGATGACCGACGGATGGGCCGCGCTAACTACAATCCTTACACGACGCTTACAGACCCCTTGGAACCCGCATAAACAGGGGCTTTCAAACGCTAAGCCGCATAAACACTGGCTTGCAAGGCATTTAGCACGGGAAAGCCCCTATCCATGCGGGCTGCTATAAACCGGCTTTTTCGGTAAGTTGCGAGTAATCCCATGGGATTAAAAAGCCTTTAAAATCAACGACTTACGGGCACTAGCACCGGCAAAAGTGGCCTATAGATAGATTATGTAGTAGTTAGTAAATTATTAGAGCAAAACCTAAAGTCACCCCTGTCTCTTTAGCAGCTCTCCGACCGCCATACCCCCCTACCCCAAGAAATCTCTCTTATGTTTAAAAACTAACTATTCTATCTACGATCGTAGATTCCCCTTTAAAATCAACGATCTACAGAGGGTCTAAATAAAAAGATTATGCACGTATGCGTAATCTTCGCTATCATTTCTGTAGCCATTCCTTGAAAAGTACATTCATTCTTTTACTCAGAAAGGTAACCTTCATTCGTTCACGCTTACGTACACATCCACGAAACACCCACTGTATGGCTTGGTTAAGCGCATAGTCATCCTCGTTGACTTCATAACCATAACCAGATAGGTACGATTTCACTGTCACATTCATGTAGATGTTAAAAGCATGGATACAGTACAGCTTATCTTCATAATCATTTGTAGCTCTACAGTTACAAGCTATCAGATTCTCCATACTTATATTTCTACTCTTGACCTTTTCCTTATTGGACATTGGTAAAGTAAAGTACATACTACCAGATGGTACGCCCTGTGACTTTGGTAGAGAACCTATTAGTTTCTTAATATCTGATGGATTGATACCTTTCCTGATTGTGTCATCTTCCCACCAGCTAGACGACAAATTGAACTTACCTTGTGCTTCCAATAGCTTCTTAACTGAAGGTGGCTCTACGAACTCAAATAGCGTCCTAAGTTCTTCCTTGTTCTTCTCTGTGCTTAACTTCAGTGGTATCTGGAGTTCTTTGTTCGTAATACCATGTAGTGATAGGAACGCTTGCATGATTGACCCACCGAAGTTGTATGTCAGTAAAATGAACCTGTTAGCACTCAGGATTAAATCAGGAGATAGATATGTTACCAGCATAGTATCAGACGACTTTTCCCCGTATAGGCATCCACGATCACATAGACGTTTAATTTCACCATAACGTGCATCTTCGGACATATCAGTTTTTAGGAACGACATACGACCTAGGTTATTAACATCTTTACTTATCATATTTTCAGAATAAAGGAATTCAATATCTTTAATGTGAATCTTGTACGCATCAATTAAGTTGAGTTCCTCGTCACAGACTATTCGATAACCTTGACTCTTTATGTATTCAATGTGCTCTCTCTTGAAGAACAGTGTTAGGGCGTGTGTACAGGCTACGTTCTTACCTTCCTTGAATAACTCTAGGGCTTGTGGTGCAAGTGTACCTTGAGCCTTCTGTGGGCTAAAGAAAGCCATCCCCACCCTGTCAGCTTCCTCCTTAACACGTACCAGAACTTCTGATTCTAATGGGCTAATGTAGAGGGTGAATTAGAAATGATTGGAGGGCAATCAGATAGCCTTTACTTTGAGATTAGTAAAGCACCTGATGATTTGATTAATAGTTGGTACGATAGAGAATTAGGAAGCAAGGAAGGTCATTTTGACCTCATAGAATAAAGGAAAAGAATGACAAAACAGATTGAAATCGTAGATGCACTTCCGGGTAGTGGCAAGACCTACTCGATTTTTGACTACATGGTAATAAACTAGGTAAACGTTCATTCTGCAATCTCCACTGTAACCTTTTTAACGTATTTTCTCAAGTACCTCCCAGTCTCAGCCGCAGT